AAATAGCATCAGCAGGGTTCTTTGCTAATTTTGTAAGCGACGGAGCATTAGAAGGTCTTGCTAAAGGTGTTAAGTCCTTTGAAGGCTTAGATGTTAAAGGATTAACAGCAACTGGTCCAGCACTAGCAGCTCTACAACAAGGTATTGCCGCATTTACAGGCGACGGAGTACTTGATAGCGTAAGTAAAGGTGTAGGCGGGTTCATTAGTAGCTTGTTTGGCGGAGAAGAAGGACAGTTTGATGCATTAATTGAAGGACTTAAAAAGTTTGAAGAAGTAAATGCTGATGCAATACACAAAGTTGGAACTGGATTACAAGGACTTAGTGAATTTGCAACATCAGATGTAGACTTAGGACAAATTAATTTTAGTGCTGACGGATTAGAAAGATTAAATGATATTACCAAAACACTTGACGCAGGTGCAATAACCAAGTATAATGAAGCATTAGAGAAGTTAGTTGAAGTACTAGGCGAATTAAACACTGAACTAAGTGGAGCCAATGTTCCGGGAGCTACAGGAGGCGGAGCAACTAGTGGACCGTCACCAGCTGCTAATGCTTTAGGAAATGTGTCAGGATCAAATAGTAATTCGGCCACAGAACGGTTAAATATGCTAGTATCACAATTAGTAGAGTTGCAAACTGAAAATAATAGAATTGGCGGAAAAACAGTTAAAGCACTCGGCGGGAATATGCAGGCTTAACTTAAATTTAGGATGATTAATAAATGAGTTGGAAAAAACATTTTACTCCAGTACAAACTGGAAATAACCCAGAAGGAAGCTATTCACCGTTTACCCGAGCAGGCAGCGGAAGTAATCCTGGACCAGCTCGCACTAACTATTCAAGTTACTTGCCTGATGTATATGTAGGTTCGCCAAACAGAGTTGAACGCTACGGTCAATACAATACAATGGATATGGACAGTGAAGTAAATGCTGCACTTGATATCCTTGCTGAGTTTACAACACAACAAAATACACAAAACAAAACACCTTTCTTAATTGACTTTAAAACTAAAGCAACTAATACAGAAGTTACACTTATTCAGCAGTATCTAAAGCAATGGTGTAAATTACAAAACTTTGAAACACGTATGTTCCGTATAATGCGTAATGTGTTTAAGTATGGAGATCAATTTTTTATTAGAGATCCAGAAACTAAAAAATTATTTCACGTTGATCCTGCAAAAGTTACAAAAATTATTGTTAATGAGAGTCAAGGTAAAACACCTGAGCAGTATATAGTTAAAGATTTTAATTTAAACTTTGCTGAAATGGTAGCAACTACTCCTTATCAAACAAACGGCAATGTAACTGGTGGCGGCGATGGCTATTTACAAGGCGGCGTTCGCGGAATGGTTGGTAACGTAACAACCAGTGCTGGAGGAAATAGATTTCAAACAGGTGAAAACGAAATATCAGTTGATGCAGAACACGTATTGCATCTAAGTTTAAGTGAAGGACTAGATCTAAATTATCCTTTTGGTAATAGTTTATTAGAAACTATATTCAAAGTATTTAAACAAAAAGAATTACTCGAAGATGCTATTATCATCTACAGAGTTCAAAGAGCGCCAGAGCGCAGAGTATTCTACGTTGATGTGGGCAATATGCCATCGCACTTAGCGATGCAATTTGTTGAAAGAGTTAAGACGGAAATACATCAAAGACGTATCCCATCGCAAACAGGCGGAGGCACTAATGTCATAGACAGTTCATACAATCCGCTGTCAATTAACGAAGATTACTTTTTCCCACAAACTGCTGAAGGGCGTGGATCAAAAGTTGAAACACTACCAGGCGGTACTAACCTTGGAGAGATTGATGACCTTAGATATTTTACTAATAAGCTCGTACGTGGTTTACGAATCCCTAGTAGCTACTTACCAACCGGGCCTGATGATGGCGGTTCTCAGTACAGCGACGGAAGAGTTGGAACAGCCTATATACAAGAATTAAGATTTAATACATATTGTGAAAGACTACAGAATTTAGTTGCTGAAGAAATAAACCAAGAATTTAAAACATATATGTTAGAAAAAGGTCTAAACATTGATACAGCAATGTTTGATTTACGTTTCCAACCTCCGCAAAACTTTGCAAGTTATAGACAAGCTGAAATTGATAATGCTCGTGTACCAACATATACACAGATGAGTGCTATTCCGTATATTTCAAATCGTTTTGCAATGCAACGATTCTTAGGTATGAGTGCTGAAGAAATTGCAGAAAACGAAAGACTGTGGCGTGAAGAAAATGATGAAAACCTAGCACAACCAGAAACAGATGCAGCAGGCGAAATGCGTGGATCTGGTATTAGTTCAGCAGGTATTAGTTCGGACTTAGGTTCAATTGAAGACACCACTGGTGAAGAACCCGACCCTACAATGGGCGGAGATGAGATGGCAGCAACTGCTGATCCAGGTGCAGCCGCTGCTGAAGCGCCAGCAACTGACCAAACGATATAAATACTGTTATGATACTACGTGAATTATTTTATTACGACAAAGAAACACTCGAGCCTATCGAAGATGATCGCTACGAAGCAAGAGATGACGAGTCACCTGTAGAAAAAGGCGACACACGCAAAACACGTCTTACATTGCGCCAAATAAACAAAGCCCGCAAAGCATCTGAACTACATACTACTGAGCAACAAAAAGAATTAGATTTTGTTCGTCAAATGTATGGAGTAGCAGCAAATGCTGATGCAGGGATTTAATGGCAAAAATAGATAAGTCACAATACACTAAAGCAGAATGGAAAGTACTAAAAGAACAAAGGCGCCAAGAAAAGCGTCTTAAACTTTTAGAAAACACTCTTGACGTTGACAATGTATCTGCACAAGATACTGCATTTGTAATAGGTAACGGTAAAAGTAGACTTCCGGTTAATTTAGAACAAATAAAAACAAAAGGAAAAGTATATGCTTGCAACGCAGTATATAGAACTTTTCAACCTGACCATTTAATAGCAGTTGATGTAAAAATGGTTTTAGAAATTAATAAAGCAGGCTTTCAACACAATAATACTGTGTGGACTAATCCTAATAAATCTTATCAACGTATACAAAATTTAAATTTTTTTAGTCCTAGTAAAGGATGGTCAAGCGGACCAACGGCACTATGGCTTGCAGCACAACACAGTTACAAAACAATATACATTTTAGGCTTTGATTATAGAGGCGAAAATAAAGGCCAGCAATTTAACAACATATTTGCTGACACAGCAAATTATAAAAAATCAACAGATAGTGCAACCTTTTTTGGAAACTGGATGCGTCAAACAAGCACTGTAATAAGAGAAAATCCAGAAATAAACTTTAAAAGGATTATAGCACACGATAACTACGTTCCAGATGAGCTAAATAAATTTAACAACTTAGAACATATTTTTATTGATGATTTTATTAAAATTTTCAATCTTTCCTAATATTTTCATAAATTAGTCGTTTTTAGCCTATATCTACGTAGTTTTTCATATAAATAGTAAATACAAATGACAGCCTTACCATAGGTAAACACTTTATAGGAGAAAAAAATGGCAGATCGCAATAAATTTGAAGAAATGCTCGAGCGTCTTATCAACGAAGATAAGGCAGGCGCTGAAGAGCTATTTCACGAGATTGTAGTAGAAAAGTCAAGAGACATCTACGCAGGAATTTTAGAAAATGATTTAGAAGAAGTAACCGACGAAGAAGTCGACGAAGCAACTGATGAAGAAGTTGAAGAGTCTGATGAAGAAGTTGATGAAGCTTCAGAAGAAGAAGTTGATGAGTCAGATGAAGATCTAGACGAAAACTTTGATTTAGAAGAATTTGAAGTCGAAGCTGACCCAATGGGCGGCGATGCAGCAGACGATATGATGGGTGACATCGAAGCGTCTATGGATGGCGACGAAGAAGGTGAAGAAGATGAAGGTGAAGAAGACGGCGATGTTGAAGACCGTGTTGAAGACCTAGAAGATGCACTAGACGATCTTAAAGCTGAATTTGAAAAAATGATGGCTGGCGATGAAGGCGGAGATGACGAAGCTGGAGACGAAGAAGAAGCTGGTGATGAAGAAGATGACGATTCAGAAGAAGAGTCATTTAACTTTGGTGAAGCTGAAGAAAATGCAGATGAAGAAGTTGAAGAAGCAACTGACGAAGAAGTTGAAGAATCAAAAGAACCAAAAAATGACATTGAAACAATGAAAGAGTATGTCGAAAAAGTAACAGCAACAATGGGCGACAACGGTGCAAACACCAAGTCAACTTTAGCTGGTGCAAACGATATGGGCGGCGAAGCTGGAAACATAGCACAAAGTGCTGATGAAAAAGGCGGAAAAGCAGACTCTGCAAAAGATATGTCAACTGGTAACGTAAATGTACCAGGTGGTAAAGCATCTAAGTCGATGAAAGCACAACCAAAAGGCCACGGCGCAGAGAAAAAAGGCGCAGGCGAAACTGCTGACAATAAAAAATCAACAGTCGGCAAATAACATTAAGGACTAATAGATGAACAATCTTTTACGAGAACATTTGACGTTCGACCAGGCAAATATGGTTGTTGAGTCTACTGATAACGCTAAAGGTGGCAAAGACCTTTTTATGAAGGGAATTGTTATACAGGGCGGAGTGCGTAACGCAAACCAACGTGTATATCCTGTAAACGAAATTGGTAGGGCTGTCAAAACTCTCAATGATCAAATATCTGGAGGATATAGTGTTCTTGGAGAAGTTGATCATCCAGAAGGACTTAATGTAAACTTAGATCGTGTGTGCCATATGATCACAGATATGTGGATGGATGGACCAAACGGTTATGGGAAATTGAAAATACTACCAACACCGATGGGACAACTAGTTAAAACGATGCTTGAAGCAGGCGTTAAACTAGGTGTTTCGTCACGTGGTAGCGGTAACGTAAGCGAAGACGGTAGCGGCAACGTTAGCGACTTTGAAATTATAACGGTAGATGTAGTAGCACAACCAAGTGCTCCTGGAGCCTACCCAACGCCAATATACGAACATTTAATGAATGCACGTGGCGGAATGAAGGCATACGAATTAGCACAGGCAACAAAACACGACCCAAAGGCCCAAAAGTATCTTAAGGATTCACTAATCAATATGATTAGTAAACTCCAATAACGAGGAGACAATAATATGTTGGATGCACTAAAAACTCTTTTTGAAAACGATGTTGTTTCAGAAGAAGTGCGCAACGAAATTCAAGAAGCTTGGGAAACGAAACTCAAAGAGAATCGTCAACAAGCAACTGTTGAACTACGCGAAGAGTTTGCTCAAAAATATGAGCAAGACAAGTCAACGATGGTGGAAGCTATCGATACACTAGTGTCTGAGCGTTTAGCAGAAGAAATTGCTGAATTTGCAGATGATCGCAAATCATTAGCAGAAGCCCGAGCAAAATATGCAGTAGCACAGCGTGAAAACGCTACACTACTAAAAGGATTTGTAATGGAAACATTAACTAAAGAAGTTAATGAACTACACGAAGATCAAGTTGCAATGGCAGAAAATTTCGGAAAACTTGAAGAATTTGTTGTTGAAGCACTTGCAAATGAAATTGCAGAATTCAACGAAGACAAGAAAGACTTAGCAGAAACCAAGGTTAAACTTGTGCGTGAAGCTAAGACACACTTCGCTAAAGTTAAAACTAACTTTATCGAAAGAAGTGCTAAAGCAGTATCGGAAACAGTTGACAAAGCTCTTAAGAGTGAAATTGGACAACTTAAAGAAGATATTGAAATTGCACGTACGAACGATTTTGGTCGCAAACTGTTTGAAGCTTTTGCTTCAGAGTACGCAGGAAGCTACCTAAATGAAAATTCAGAAACATCGAAGCTAATGAAAGTTATTGATACTAAAAATCAACAACTAGCAGAAGCTAAAGCGTTTGCAACAAAAGCTAAAACACTAGCAGAAGCTCAGTCAACTGAGAAGAAGCGTTTAGTTGAAGCTGCAACACGTAAAGACGTTATGAACGAACTTACTGGACCTCTAAGCAGGGATCAGAAAGAGATTATGATAGATTTACTGGAATCTGTACAAACGGCTAACTTACGTAAGTCATTTGATAAGTACCTACCGGCAGTAATTGACGGGAATACTCCAGCCAAAAAGGCATCGCTTAATGAAGGCAAAGAAATAACAGGCAACCGTGACGCTCAGTCACAAACTAACGTTAGTAGACAACCAGCAGACACTAAAGACAACTTAGTTGAATTTAGACGCCTAGCTGGATTAAATTAAGGAGATAATTATGTCAGAACTACTAGAAAGTCGCTGGCAGGAGACTAAAGGTGCCCTACTCGAAGGTCTAACAGGAAATAAGAAATCTGTTATGGCTAGTACTTTAGAAAATACACGTAAGTATTTGTCTGAGAGTGCTACTGCGGGTGCTACCTCTGCCGGTAATGTCGCAACTCTAAACAGAGTTATTTTACCAGTTATTCGTCGTGTGATGCCTACGGTTATTGCAAACGAATTAGTAGGCGTACAGCCTATGACTGGTCCTGTGGGACAAATCCACACACTACGTGTACGCTATGCGGACACATTTAACGCAGGTGCATCTGGTGCAACTGCTGGTGAAGAGGCTCTAAGCCCATTCAAAATTGCTGAGTCATATTCAGGTGCAACAACAGGCAAAGCTGCCGCAACTGCTGCACAAGAAGGCGAAGCTGGAAACAGATTAAGTATCCAGATTCTGAAGCAAACAGTTGAAGCGAAAACTCGTAAGTTGAGTGCTCGTTGGACGTTTGAATCAGCTCAAGACGCTCAATCACAACACGGTATTGATGTTGAAGCAGAGATTATGGCTGCATTGGCTCAAGAAATTACTGCTGAAATTGACCAAGAAGTAATTGCTTCGTTGACTGCATTAGCACCAACAAGTGACACTTTTAACCAAGCAGCAGTATCTGGTACAGCTACATTTGTAGGCGACGAACACGCAGCACTAGCTGTTATGATCAACCGCGCATCAAATGAAATTGCACAGCGTACACGTCGTGGCGCAGGTAACTGGGCAGTTGTGTCTCCACAGGCACTAACTATCCTACAATCTGCTACTACTTCGGCGTTTGCTAGAACTACAGAAGGTTCTTTTGAATCACCTACAAACACTAAGTTTGTTGGTACTCTTAACAACGCAATGAAGATCTATGTAAACACATACGCAGCAGATGACTCAGCAGTACTAGTTGGATATAAAGGATCAAGCGAATCAGACGCAGCAGCGTTCTATTGCCCATATATCCCGCTAATGAGTTCAGGCGTTGTACTAGACCCAACATCATTCGAACCAGTCGTATCATTTATGACACGTTACGGATATGTTGAGCTAAACAACACTGCATCATCTCTTGGTAATGCTGGCGACTACTTGAATAAAGTATCAATCAGCAACATTAGCTTCAGCTAATAGTTACTTAGATAACGCACTAAAGGGCTCCTTAGGGGGCCCTTTTTTTATGACTTAAATACAGTATGAAGATTACAGGAACACATTTAGGCATTACAATAATGATATTGTATTTTACACTACAGCTCTGTCACAGTGCAGGCTTTTTCCTTTTGTGATAAATACTAATGTCAAATAGTGTGCCGCAAGGCGGACTTATGCTGTTACCCACAGCGTACTGGATAGAACCCAGATAGGACTACTTTTTATAGGAGAAAAAAAATGGGAAGACCACTTAATAAAAGATTTTTCGGAACACCAACAGCAGGCGGATCTGAAATCAAAGTACGTTTTCGTGCTACAGGACAAGCAGAAGCAAACGGCTGGATCGTTAAGCAATTAGGATCTAAAAAGTTCCGTTGCACAGACGGCACAAACACAGAAGATTGCACCCTAGCTGATAAAGCAC